TCGTAGAACAGGCGGCATTGCCGAACACAAAGAAGGATCAGCCGAATATGCTGGCATTAAAAAAATCAGCACCCCTGAAGGCAACGGCTATCCTAATACCCCGCCGAACACTCAAACCGTCAAGACCAGAGGCACAGGCGCTGCTGTTAAGGGCACCAAGTCTTCTACCAAGCTAGGCTAATAGAGAAGCACCGTGGGCATGAACTACCAAGAGCTTTATGACGCTATTGAAAGCTACACCGAAGTAGTCGATCAGGCGGATTTCCAAGCGAACATCCCAAACTTTGTGCAGAACACAGAGTTGTTGGTTCAGAACACGGTGCAGCTTCCAGCGTTTAGAAGGAATGTCACAGGCGAAGCCACACAGCTTTTTCAGTACATTAACGCCCCCACAGACTTTTTGTCTGTCTTCTCGCTTGCGGTAATCGACAACAGCGGGAACTACACCTACCTGCTGCAAAAGGATGTGAACTACATTCGAGAAGCGTACCCCTATCCTACCGCGATTGGCACACCGAAGTTCTATTCTTTGTTCAGTTCTACCGCGTTTTTGTTAGGCCCGACTCCTGACGTAAACTACGGAATGGAGCTTCATTATTATGCCGCTCCTGTCTCCATTGTCGATGCGGGCACTAGCTGGCTCGGCGACAACTTCCCTGCCGTATTGCTGTGGGGGTCTTTGGTTGAAGCGACTATGTACCTCAAAGGCGAGCAGGATATGCTGCAGAGCTACCAGCAGAAATTTGGTGAAGCAATGAGCCTTCTGAAGCAACTGGGCGATGGCAAAGATCGGGAAGACAATTTCCGTACAACTCAAGTAAGAGACACCGTAGTATGAACGAAGATGTGAAAGAAGTGGAATGGGATACCCCACAACCCGAATTTACGCTCAACAGTGTGACGGTCACTGCCGATTCTGTTGAATTTGATCTTGAAATTTCTGAAGAGGTATGATGCAAGCCGGTTTTATCTATGTTGTGACTAATAAGATCAATGGTAAGCAATACGTAGGTCTTACTAGCATATCCATTGCCCATAGATGGAGTGAGCATAAAACTTGCGCTAACATAGGCAAGAAGACTTATTTTTATTCGGCCTTACGCAAATACGGCCCTGCTGCTTTTGAAATATCTGCCTATGCCTCTGTTCTTAATAAGAGGGATTTAAGCCGAGTGGAACGGGAAGTTATACAGCAGTTGTCCCCAGCGTATAATCAAACTAATGGGGGAGAGGTTACTTTTGGACGAAAATATGATGATGCTACAAAAGAGCGCATACGCCAAGGTTCTTTAGGAAGAAAAAGAACTCCGGAGCAAAAAGAAGCACAGCGGCGTATATCTAAAGAGCGCTGGGATACAAATCCCGAATTTAGGACCAAATGTTTAGAAGCACTTGCCAAAGGACGCGCTAATGTAGACAGGGAGAAGCAGCGTAAAGCTACAGGCGACGCTGCTAGGGGTAGAAGTTGGTCTGCTGAATCTCGTGATAAATTGAGCGCCTCGTGTATGGGAAGGGTGTATGGCCCAGAGATCATTGCAAAGATGGCCGCGACTAAGCGAAAAGCAGTAAAATGCAATGAGACGGGCGAGGTCTTTTCATGTCGAGAGGAAGCAGCTATAGTAACAGGAATTAGCCCGAACACGATCTGGAGAGATTGTAAAGGGAAAAACACAAACGCCGGAAACCGGCAGACTTTTTCATATATTTGAGGTGATTTATGGCCCTGACCCAAAGTGTATGTTCCACGTTCAAACAACAGCTTCTTGAAGGTATTCATAACTTCGCCGCTTCGGGTGGAGACACTTTTAAGATCGCGCTCTATACGTCTTCAGCCAATTTGGACTCTTCTACTACGGTCTACACCTCTTCTGGCGAATCCTCTGGTACGGGGTACACGGCAGGAGGAGCTACACTGACCAATGCAGGCACAGGGCTTACGGGCACTACGGCTTTCCTTGATTTTGATGATTACACTTGGACCTCCGCGACGATCTCAGCCGCAGGCGCTTTGATCTATAACGCTACTGAAGGAAACAAGGCTGTTGCAGTGCTGAGCTTTGGCTCAACCTATTCAAGCACAAATGGAAATTTCACCATCACTTTCCCCGCCGCAACCAGCACCACTGCTGTCATCATTTTGAATTAAGAGGACAGAAATATGCCAGTCCTACAAGATAGAGTCCAAGAAACAACCACTACGGGCGGTACTGGCACGATTGCTTTGGCTGGTGCTGTTACGGGCTATCGCTCATTCAATGCGTCTTTCACCATCGGTGATATAACATATTATACCATCGACAACGGCAACGGCGAGTGGGAGATCGGTGTTGGTACTGTAGGTTCTGGTACGCTTAGCCGTGACTCTGTTCTGGAGTCTTCTAACGCTAACGCGCTGGTTAATTTCAGTGCTGGCACTAAACGGGTATTCTGCTCGGCTCCAACTAAAGTTCTGCTGCCTAATCAGACGAGCAACAGCGGAAAAGTCCTCACTACTAACGGTGTAGACCCCGCTTGGACGACGACGCTTAATGGCATAACGCTGGGCAACATCACTCCGGGGTCTGGAGCATTCACAACCCTTTCAGCGTCCTCCACCGTGTCTGGTACAGGGTTTAGTACATATTTAGCTTCCCCTCCCGCTATCGGCGGCACAACCCCCGCCGCAGGTAATTTCACGACGCTCGGAGCAACCGGCAATGTAACGCTTGGTGACGCTAATACCGACACGCTGACGATCAATGGGACCGCAGTATCCATCCCGAACAACCTCAACTTCGATTCCAATACGCTGTTTATTGATGCGACGAATAATAACGTGGGGATCAATACAGCCTCACCCGGCGCAAAACTGCACATTATTTCAGGCGGCAATCCAGCAGCGATATTTCAATCCACCTCAGTGGCAACTGCCGGGATAGAGATACGCGATGGGGCTGCTACACCAAATCGCTGGTGGTTAATGTCTGGGCTTGGGTCTACAACGGATGGCATTTTCAGTATTTATGATGCTAGGCAGAATTTATCAAGACTGGCGATAGATACACCCGGCAATGTGGGGATTGGGACGAGTTCACCTGGATATAAGTTAGATGTTTCCTCTGTCGGAAGCGCAGCAACTGAGACAAGTTTGCGCTTAAACAACCCATACACATCGGGGACAGCGGTAGCAGCGACAAACATTTTATTCAGCTATCACAGTGGGCCATCGTATAGGAACGCAGCAAAAATAGAGGCAGGACAAAATATTGCCGGGAGTTTTGCATCAGGTTATTTAGCATTTTTCACGCAATCATCGGATTCTGCGCTAACAGAAGCAGTTAGAATCAACAACTTAGGCAACGTGGGGATTGGGACGAGTTCGCCGGGGTATAAGTTGGATGTTACCGGCACAATAAGATCGAATGCAGCATCAAACGGCTACGCATTTCTTGTTGATAATGGTACTTATAGCGGTGGTTTAATACCGTCCACAGCAACGGGAGGTTTGATTCTATATAACGCTGTTGCCCAACCGTTAGGATTCTGGACAAACAACGTCGAACGCATGCGCATCGACTCCTCCGGCAACGTGGGGATTGGGACGAGTTCGCCGGGATCACTTTTCGGTGAAAAACTTGGGGTGTATGGCGCTATTGCCATGCGGAATAACACTGATGCTATCACTGCATTTATTAACGCTTATAGCGGAGCCTCTTGGTTTGGTTCATATTCAAACCATGCGCTAAACCTCGTTACCAACAATGTTTCACGAGCGATCATTGATACCTCCGGCAACCTCGGACTGGGTGTGACGCCGGGAACTAGATTTGATGTCTCTGGTGGGGCCGGAGGGTCTAGGGTTCAGCTCGCTCTTTCATCTGCGGAAATGGCTTATTATGCTGTAAATGCGGCAAACTCCGCTTATGCAAGTGCAACATGGAGGGCTGCAAGCCACGCTTACTTTATCGGCGCAACCCAAGCCATGACCTTGACGGCTGGGAATAATCTATTGTTGGGCGGAACCTCGGATCCCGGTGGCTCTATTTGTATGTATATAGCAAACAGGGCGACTGTGCCGGGAACACCAAGCGGCGGCGGAGTTATCTATGTTGAAGCTGGTGCGTTAAAATATAAGGGTTCGTCTGGAACCATAACCACCTTGGGTGCAGCATGATTACGAAAGAGCTTCTGGCAGAGTTTTTTGAGCATAAAGACGGCAAACTTTATTGGAAAAATGTGAGCCATCCCAACAAGTCATATTTGATCGGCTTTGAAGTTGGCAGCGTGCACAAGACAGGATACAGGCATGTTACGTGGAACAACAAGATATATAAAGTGCATCGGTTGATCTTTCTGCTTGAGCATGGGTATTTGCCCAATGAAATAGATCACATCAATGGTGACAGACTTGATAATAGAATTGAAAATTTGCGCGACGTAACAAGAAGTCAAAATCAGTTCAACAAAAAGCAACAGGCAAATAACAGCGGTCACAGAAATGTGTCTTGGCACAATAAGACCAAGAAATGGTTGGTCAGGATTACCATAAATTGCAAAACAAAGTGCATTGGGTATTTTGACGATCTTGAATTAGCTGCTCTTGTTGCCAAAGAAGCAAGGCAAAAAATGTTTGGCGATTACGCTTATCAAACAGGAAACTGATATGACAACTCAATATACTTGGACCATCTCCGCTCTCGACTGCCTTCCGACCCTTGGGGAGTTTACTGACTACTGTGTAACGTCCCATTGGCGCTGTTCCGGGGACGATGGTGAGGGCCACTCCGGGCAGGTCTATAGCACCGTCAGCTTCGAGGTCGATCCCGACAAGCCCAACTTCGTACCCTTCGATCAGATTACCGAGGCTCAGGCTATTCAATGGACTCAGGACGCATTGGGCGAAGAGCAAGTCGCAGCCGTCTATACCAGCATCGACAGCCAGATCGAGAACCAGATCAACCCCCCGATTGTCACTCCTCCATTGCCTTGGCTTGCGCCTTCAGTGTAAACTACGCCTTCCTATAAACCACAGGAAAGCAAAAATGGAAAAAGTGTCTTTGAGCGTTGAGTTGGTAAACGGTGTTCTGCAGTACCTTGGAACGAAGCCCTTCATGGAAGTGGCGGGTCTGATTACGAAAATTCAGGCTGAAGCGGGTCCGCAGGTTCCTCCGGCTCAAGAAGCTCCGGTAGAGGAGTAAGAGATGGTTACATCAAGACAATGCTTTGCGAAGTGGGGCGATCCTAACACGCGGGCGGATGAAGGCAAATATATGGTGCTATGGGATGTGCCTTCGCATCTTGAGTTAGGGGTGATTCCCAAAAGGCTGTACTGCAACCGTGCCATGATCGCTCCCCTAACAACCGCTTTCGAGAACATTATCAATCGTGGGCTTGTAAGCCAACTCAAAACATGGGACGGGTGCTTCAACATTCGTAAGAAGCGCGGAGCATCTAGCCAGTCTCTTCATGCTTGGGGGATCGCTATCGACATCAATGCCGCGTGGAATGGGTTCGGCAAGAAGCCTACTATGTCTCCAGAACTCGTAAAGTGTTTTACGGACGCCGGATTTGACTGGGGTGGCACATGGAGCCGTCCTGATGGGATGCACTTCCAGCTAGCGAAGATATGAACCCAAGAGACAAAACACCTGCCGAGTTGATTGCTGAAGGATTGGTGTATGCCTGTCTGACCGTTGCAACGATGGTGGTGTTTTTGTATGCAGTAGTCACGTATTTTCAGGAGTAGGATATGAATGCAGTAATAGATAAAGTGGGTGTAGCCCTTGGTGAAGCGTCAACGTGGCGCGGGATTATCTTCATTCTGACTGCAGTAGGACTGCAGCTTGACCCGGCACAGCAGACGGCTATTATCTCTGCGGGTATGGCACTGGCAGGTATGGTCGGAGTTTTCACTAAGCGCAAACCGTCCGCAGTATAAAAAGTAGGGGCTGGGAGTGCTGGGCTTCTCTGCGATTGCTGATTCTCCCATTGCGGACATTCGCGTAGAGCAGTATTTAGTCCTCAACTCCCAGACTCTCTCCCTCACGCTCTCATCCATTGCCGCTACCGCTGCGGCTAATGCGTCTGCTGCTTCTCAAAATCTTGTTCTTACTCCGAACAGTCTCACTGTTCAGGCAGCGGCTAACTATGCACTGCAGAGCCAAAACCTAGCGCTTACGCTTAATTCGGTCGCAGCCTCCGCTGCCGTAAACCTCACGGCTACTTCGCAAAGCCTCGCGCTCTCTCAGAACGACGTTCTGATTTCGGTTCAACCACCGGCATTTGACTCCCAGAGCCTCACGCTCTCCCTTAATTCTGTCTCTGCTTCCGCAAGTGCGGGCGTCGCTGTGGATTCTCAGTCCATTGCTCTTACACTCAATTCTGTCGCGCTCTCTACAGGGCATACGATTACTCTTGGTTCGCAGAGCCTTACGCTCTCTCAAAATGCTGTTGTTGCCTCCGTAAGCGTAAACCCTCCTATTGCATCGCAAAGCCTCGCGCTGACGCAGAACCACACCGTAGAGAGCACAGGGCAAGTATTAGCGCTTGGCAGTGTGGCCATGACTGCAACGGTCAACAGCCTCAGAAAAAATTGGGCAAACATCATTACGGCACAGGTACCGAATACACCCTATGATAATTGCTCAATCGCTGCTAATCCGATATGCTACACACCACCAGCACCTTACGTTGATCCCGTTACTCAGGGCACATGGACAGATATAACGATAGATGGATTGGTATATGGAGATGACTTTGCTATTGCTTCGCAGCCTATCTGTGGAACACCCTATTCACTACCACCCATAGGGAACCAACCGCCCGTTGCATGGGCCAATATCAATACGACGCAGACATCTAACTGGGTCGATATACCGACATAATGTAGGAAAACACGATGCCTTCAACCTATAGTACAAACCTTCGCCTTGAACTCATTGCTTCTGGTGAGCAGGCAAACACATGGGGTAACACGACCAACACCAATCTGGGTACGTTGATCGAAAGTGCTATCAGCGGGTATGTGTCCCTCACCGCAATGGGCAATGCTGACTATACGTTGCTAGCGCTAAATGGAGCCAACGACCAAGCGCGGCAGATGTACATCAATGTCCCTCCCTCTGCTAATTTGACCGCTACAAGGTCTATCGTCGCTCCTTCTGTCCCTAAGATGTACGTCATCAGCAACAACTCTAGCGGCGGGCAAGCAGTAAGAATCAAGACTTCGGGAAGCACTACCACCTGCCTCATTCCTAACGGGCAGACAAAAACCGTTGTCTGTGATGGCACTAATTTCTCTGAATCGGTCACGGCAGCAGATTCACTGCTTCTTGCAGCAAACCCCACATTAGCACTGCAGGCTACTACGAAACAGTACGTCGATGCAGCTGACGCACTGAAGTTGAACCTCACTGGGGGGACACTGACAGGGGCTTTGAGTCTTGTTGCAGGTACGCCTACAGGACAGAATGCTACCTCGTTTAACTATGTAGATACGAATTACATATACAAGTCTGCTGGCGGGGCAACGCAGACAATGAACCCGTTTTTACGGTTGAACTACACCCCAGTCAATCCCGCCGATGCTGTACATAAAGCCTATGTAGATGCTCAAATAGCTACGGTCACTGGTGGTTATTTGCCACTCACGGGGGGAACGCTTACAGGCGCTTTAACACTGGCGGGGGCACCCACATCGAATCTTCAACCCGCCACTAAACTCTATGTAGACAACATTGCGGCTTCTGCGGCGGCTACCTTCTTGCCTTTTACGGGGGGTACTCTGACCGGAGCTTTGACTTTAGCGGGGCCACCTGCCACTAATTTGCAAGCCGCTACCAAACTATATGTAGACACCAATACCGCCAACAAACAGCCTTTGGATGGTGATCTCACTGCGATTGCTGATTTGACGGGTGGCTCAGGATTCCTTAAAAAGACGGGCTTTGAGACATGGGCACTTGACACCAATACCTACATCACCGGAAATCAAACCATCACGTTATCTGGGGACATTATCGGCTCTGGCACTACAGCTATCACAACGACCCTTGCTAATTCGCCTGTTATAGCCGGAACATACACCAATGCGACTGTCACCGTAAACGCTAAGGGTATCGTCACTTCGGCATCTAACGGTTCTGCTTTTGCTCTGCCCATTGCAACGGACACCACGCTTGGCGGTGTTAAGGTTAATGGCAATACTGTCTCTATCTCCAGCGGCACGCTGTTCTTAAATAGTACCAATGTGGGCAACGCCCTTGGATACACGGCTTGTAGGGCTGATGGGGGGAATGCTACTGGAGTTTGGAACATAGATACTTCTGGCTCTGCGGATTATCTTCAGTATGCAGGGAGTTATTACACTGCAAACCAATTCTACCTAGCCAGCAATCCTTCTGGGTATGTTACTGGAACGGGGGGTGGGGCTTCTGGTACTTGGAACATCAACATTCTAGGTTCCGCTGCTCAACTAGGGGGGTACTCGGCTTCTCAGTTTGTGCTTAATAGTGCGCTAACCACTATCCTTGCTGGATATCCAACAGTCACGGGGGTAGGGGCAACGGGATCATCATGGGGCATCTCTATAACGGGGTCTTCTGCCTCTTGTACAGGCAACGCGGCTACTGCTACGAGTGTAGCTTGGTCTGGAGTTACAAGCACACCAGCTAACTATCCCGGTGGATGTACAGGCAACGCGGCTACTGCTACGTCAGCTAATACGGCTACTACGGCTACTACGGCTAATAATGCTCTTGCGCTAGGTGGAACGCCAGCTTCTGGGTATTTAACTACAGCAGTGGCAGCGGCGAACTATATAGCCAAAACGCAATCAGGCAATTCGCAGCTCATTACGACGAATACCGCTACTTCCGGTAGTCCAAAATATCTGGGGTTGTACGATTCCGCAGTGGGCGATTCTGCTATGATAGGGCATTATTATTATCCGCTATTGGGGTACTCTTTACCCTGTGTAGGAAATATCACAGGAAGCGTAACGCAATCGCCTTTAGTGTTCGTGCAAATGACATCGAATGGAGCCACCGCGAATCCGTTCATGACTGCGTTGACTAATGGTACACTTCTAGTAAATTCATTAGCCTCTACGAATGGCCCTGTATATGTTAACAATGGCATCCTCACTACAACTAATCCTTCTGACGAGCGCTTAAAAACAAACATAGCAGATATTTCTTTCGGGCTTCATGAAATTCTTCAGCTGCGTCCTGTTTCTTATAATTGGGGGAATGCCTCTGCAGACCCGACCGAGACTTCCTATGGTTTCATAGCGCAAGAAGTGCAAGAAGTGATTCCTGAACTTGTATCCGTTTACGACTACAGAGAACCTTTCGCTGAAGAGGGTGTAGAGCGTTTTGGGTTGAACAAGGAAGGCATATATGCAGGACTTGTTGCTGCTATCCAAGAGCTTAATACAAAAATAGAAGACCTCACCGCTGAAGTGAACGCACTCAAAGGAGCATAGCCCATGCTCGAAAAAATACAGTTGAGACCCGGACTCAACAGAGAATCGACCAGCTACGCCGCTGAGGGTGGTTGGTATGCGTGTGACAAAGTGCGGTTTCGCTCAGGTCAGCCGGAAAAGATCGGTGGGTGGACAGTTGTAGGTGAAGGTACATTTCTAGGCGTATGCCGTAATCTGACGGAATGGGTGTCACTGTCTAGCTTCATCTTGCTGGGGCTGGGGACTAACCTCAAATACTACATTAACTCCAACCAAGTCAATTATGATGTTACTCCTATTCGTCTGGATACTTCTATAGCGCCGGGTACGGCGCTTGGGCCTAATCCTTTCCTGCCTATCTACAATGAACTCAACGGGGCGTTGTCTGCCACAGCGACGGATATTCAGCTTGTCTCCGGTACGACGTTTACTAGGGTTGTTCCACTGGTCATCACCATTGGGGCGGAGAAAATCTACGTTCAGAATGCTAACGTCAACACACTGACGGGGTGTATTCGCGGGTACGATGGTACTACAGCCGCAGCGCATGCCTCGGGTGCTATTGTTTACAGCACATGGGTTGTGGTGAACAGCCCTGCTAACGCCGCTGCCACGGATGACTTTGTTACGTTTAGCGGAGCTACCGCGTTCGGTCCCTATAGTGCTGGTGATCTCAACAAAAACTTCCAGATCAAGGGGTCTGCTACAAATTACGTTGCCGTAGATATCGGGGTATCGCCTAGCGCAGCAACTGCCGGTGGTGGAGCTTCCGTTGTAGGAAAGTATGAGATTGCGGTTGGGGCGGCGGTAGCGACCTTCGGCGCAGGGTGGGGTGCGGGTATATGGAACTCAATGGTCTACAACGCTGGACTATCCACCCTATCTTCTGCCCTTAATGCTTCCGCTACCACGGTCTCTTTGACCAACGCATCGTCTTTTCCCGCTTCCGGCTATGTGATGATAGAGTCGGAAATCATTCAGTACGCAGGCAAAAGTGGCAATGACTTAACGGGTTGCACCAGAGGAGCTACGTCCAGTACAGCAACAAACCACATGGTAGGTACAACGGTAAGGCAACTTGCTTACGCCTATGCTGTTCCCTCACCAGCGAATACGTTTCGTAACTGGGGCACCCCGGCTACTACGGGTATCAATGTCCCACTGCGCCTCTGGAGCGCCGACACTTTCGGGCAAGACTTGGTATATAACGTCAGAGACGCGGGTGTGTACTACTGGGCGGCAAGTTCTGGTCTGGAGGCTTCTGGGCGTGTTGATGAGCGAGGAGTGGACATTACTACTCTTCCGGGGGCGGATTCGTGGTCGCCGGAGGTTGCTTCTCGCGTGCTTGTTACCGACGAACGGCACATCGTAGTGCTTGGCACGAATGACCCCACTGCTTTACTTCCGGCAGTGCAAGACCCACTGTTGATACGCTGGAGCGAACAGGAAGACCCCCTAGTGTGGGAGCCTACACCGACGAATACGGCAGGATTCCAGCGTCTTACCTATGGTAGTCGCCTTGTCACAGCGGAAAAGACTCGGCAGGAGACACTGATTTGGAGCGACAGCGCCCTCTACTCCATGCGATACCTAGGCCCGCCTTACACGTTTGGGTTTAACACCATTTCAGCAGAAACAACGATTGCTTCACCTAACTGCGTAGCAACAGCTAACAACATAACTTATTGGATGGGGTTAGACAAGTTCTATGCTTATTCAGGGCGTGTGGACACGTTACCTTGTGCGCTGCGGCAGTATGTGTTTTCCGACATCAATTCCAATCAGATTGAGCAGGTTTACGCAGGTACATGCGAGAAGTTTAATGAGGTGTGGTGGCTATACCCTTCAGCGGAGTCTGAGCAGATCAATCGCTATGTCATCTACAACTACTTAGAAAAGCTCTGGTATTACGGTGAGTTGGCTCGCTCTGCTTGGTATGATTCCCATATCCAGTCTTACCCGATTGCCACGACAGAAGGAAAGATTCTCTATCAAGAGTTTGGGTTAGATGATGGGATAACAAATCCGCCCAGTGCTATTCCTGCATACATCGAAAGCGCTGACTTTGATATCGGAGAAGGAGATAAGTTTTCTTTCGTCAAACGTATCATTCCTGACGTAGATTTTATTGGTTCTTCGTCTCCTACCCCTTCGGTCACAATGACGGTGGCGGCGAGGGATTTTCCCGGACAAGGCAACTTCCAGAGCGTTGACTCCATCATCAGTTCCGGGTCTAGGGTGTCGCTGCAAGTGTATAATTACACCGATCAGGCATGGATAAGAATACGCGGTCGGCAAATGGCTTTCAGAATTTCCAGCGATGCCGTCGGTGTTCAGTGGGCGCTTGGTGTGCCTAGAATTGATATCAGAGAGGACGGACGTAGATCATAATGGCTAACAGAAACAGCACTCCTTCGCCCGTTTTATCGTTGCCTCCGTTAGAGTACGATGCCCAATACTTCAACAATATGGTGCGTCTGCTCAACTATTTCATTACGCAACAGGACAATCCCGGCAACATGCGTGGGAGTAAGCTAGAGATTTCAGATGGCGGTCCTGATGTAGCCTTTTTGGTTGATAGCAAAGCGAGCGATGCGGACATTTTGAAGTTTGTGATACGCAAGCTTCCCACCAGTGCTACTGGGCTAGAACAAGGACAAGTCTGGAACGATGCAGGCACACTGAAAATAGTTTTATAGGAAAGACGATGCCAAGATTCAACTCAACTGCCAATGGTTTAGCCTCTCTGGGACGCAACGGAGACACGATGCTCATGCACGTGAATCCTCAAGAAGTGGCTGGACTCTCTGCTCTACTTGGTTCCGAACCGACGGTGAATCCTGACACGGGCCTACCTGAAGCGTTTAATTGGAGCAGCGTTATCTCTGGGTTGTTGGGGAATACCATTGGCCTCGTTAATAGCGCTGCTGTCAAAGATGCGGTTGGAGAAGTGTTAGATACAGGCGACTGGTGGGCGGAGCCTTTAGGGTTGGGGCTTTCAGGGTTAGTCGGTGCAGGCACAAATGCTGCCACTTCTGCTATCGGCGCAGGTTTGACAGGAGGTAATGTAGGTAACGCCGCTCTTGCTGGAAGTCTCGCTGGAGGGGCTACGGGACTTTATGGTGGGTTGGAAGCTGAGAATATATTGGGTAATCCGGCTGCGGAAGATATAGGCTCTTATGGTAGGGCAGCAGAAGCTTTCCCCGGAGCAGGGCTTTCTGGAGAACCAGTGCCGGAGGCACCCGGTTTTGGCGACAAATATCTCAGCAATCTTGGCCGCGCATGGGATACCAATGTCACAAACAAAGGAGGGTTCAAGAACTTCATCTCTGAACATGGTCAACCCTTGATGTTAGCTGGCGGTATGCAGTCTGCACTTGAACAAAACTTCGGAGCAGATGAACTTGCAAAAAAACAAAAAGAAAGACAGATGCGAATGTTTGCAGATGCAGGGCTTGATCCTTTCAATCTCATGCGGTCTTACTCTTTCACCACTCGTGGTACTGGCTACGCAGGGGGTGGGGCTGTAGGTTACGCGACAGAATTTGGGCTTCCTACACAGGTCACTATCCCTGAAAGATACATAGATGAATTGAAAAAAGCAGGAGGTATCGCCGCGCTAGGTATGACTAACCCAACAGGTCACGCGCAGGGTGGGTACATAAACATGACTCCTTTTAACCCACAAGAGCATTACCCACAGTCGATGATTGATAAGGCCAAGCCTTATGCCGCTGCCGCTCCACAACGTCATGAGGTCGTAAAAGGCTATGAAGATGGTGGGTTTGTAGAGGGTGACGGGGACGGAATGTCCGATGACGTGGAGGCGGTTCTTGAGGGGGAAGAAGAGATTCGTGTAGCCGATGGAGAGGTCATTATTCCCAAGGCTATCGTAGACATGTTTGGTGTTGAAGCTTTAGATAATATGCTCAAACGTGTTAGAATGGCAGCATACGGAACGGATAAACAAGTTAAACAGGATGCTGGCAAAGAAGTCGTACTGGATATGCTGGACTAATGAACGCAGTAGAGAAAGTAAAACCCGAAATCGCTGATCTTCAACAGGCTATGGCAGACGCAATCGCGTCTGGAGATCAGGTAGAAATCAAGGGCGACACTGAGCATTTCATTGTTCCCGGTCTGCTCTATGGGCGCAGGACGAATGTCCCTGCCGGTGCCACAATTATATCAGCGGTTCATAAAGTTCCTCATATCACTGTAGCTCTGAAAGGTATCGCCACGGTAGTTGGAGAAGATGGAGAAAAGCGGGATGTGTTCGCCCCCAACGTCTTCATCACCCCTGCCGGTGTACAAAGAGCCATCTATGCCC